AGCACATGAACACCGAGAACCCATGCGCAAAACTGCCAGCCGTAGTTGTTGAGTGACGCGCTCGCGCCGGCAATACCGATGTTGAAGGCGAATGACGGGAACGGGTCTTTCTCGCCAAGGAAGGTGCTGCGAGGCGACATATAGAGGCGCGGGCGAGCGAACATGCTGCCGAGCGATAGATTTAGCAGCCATCGCCATGTCAGGCTGTGCGGAGAATGGTACGATGCGACATTCCACGACTTCTTGCCTGACGTTCGTCTCAACGCCGCAAAGCCCGGAACGGCAAGTGACAGGGCAAGGGCCACGGGCACGATGACCGGCGAAAGCATGATAGCCGCCAAAAGCAGCGGCAGACATAGCAATGCAAGCATGACGCTCATGAAGCGCATGGCCTTATCCTTTCGGGTTGGTCGGGATGATGCGAGGGCCGCCTCGCTACACCGTCTTGTGACGGTGGTTGAATGGGCATCAGGTTTGCACCCCTGATCCGCGCTCGCGCTGTGCAAGCCTCAAACGCGCAGTAGAGCCCAACTCGACCCGCTCTCGCGGAATTCTCTGATGATGGCTTACCGGCGCAAAGCGCCTCAGTAACATGAGCGTCAGTTATTCTGATTTGCGCGCCTAAGTCAAGCAGCATGGCGATTCTCACGCACAGTTTTGAAGTGGCGCGCAAAAACGTTGCATAGAACCCGTGTCGCCCCGATCATATGGTGCAACTCCATTCCGTCGATAACCACGTACTGGAGCGCGGCCCATAGGTTGTCGCGGCTGTAGTTCTGTGCTTCCTGTATCTGATTACGGACGGTCTTGTCCTCGGCAAGCACGTCCTTACACCAGCGTTCGTAGGCTTCCGAGTCTGTTCCGTCGCCAGCCGGCGCATCTGGGTCATAGACTGCTGCTGATGACTGCAAGGCGCGGGAAACACGCTGGCGAAGCTGTAGGTACTGTTGAGCGCCCTCGTACTGCGCCTCTGACAGGCCGTCTTGTGCGCCGATCAGGTTGAGATACCCGATGAAGCTGCCTGCCTTCTGGTCCATAGCCTGTGATGCTGGAATGCCCAAACGTCTTGCCCTCGCTTCAACTGGATCGACATGCGCCACGCTGTGATCGACACCGGAGCGTGACAATCTGCCATTAGGCTCCCGAACACCGTCCTTCTTTGGCCGGCCTCGCTTAGCCCTGAGTTTCGCCGCTTTCGTCCTTGCCGCCTTCATGCTGTCCCTCGTGGTGGCTAGTTGCCGGTTTCCGTCTGCTTTTCGAAGCAAGGGCAACCGACGCAATCGACTTCTGGCCGGACCATTAGACCGCCGCCGACAGCCTTTTTGAGCCATGCTGGCGCTGTGCCTATGTGCTTCGAAGGCCATATGCACAGGAAGACTGCGACTGGCTCATCGTTGCAGTAAGCCTCGTCGGAAATGCTGAGATGCTTACACTTCATCCCCGCCTCCTATTGCCCTGAGCGGATGGCGGCGGCATACCCTGCCGGCAATCTTACGTGAACATCATCCGGCGGGACGTGAATGAGCGGGTCGAGGCTTTCCACAATCTTCGCCGCTTCCTCCCGTCCGCGCTTCTCTGCCTCGTAGAGCGCCCTGCTGACCACATAGACGCTGCCTTGAGAGGCAATGCCGTCGATGTCCTGAATGACCTTCGCCGCCCGCTGCATCAGTTCGTCGGTGAGCCAGTCGTTCTCCATCACCCCTGCTCCTTGTCTTCTGATAGGGCGGACCATTCGATCACATCAAGCCCGCAGTTTTCCGCTAGGGCTTTCTCCGCTGAAACACCCTTGGATGCCCGCCACCCCGGCAAAAGCACGATGGTATCGGCCTCAAGGCAGATGAACGCTGAATAGGCGGCGAACGCCTTGCGAATCGGGAAATCCTTCGGGTCGCCCTTGTGCGGAAACTCGGCTGGATTGTAGACGCGGTGTCCAGCCGCTCGAAGTTCGCCGGCGACCTTGCGAAACAGAGGATAGTTATATTCTGGCAAGCCCGTCATTGGGCCAGACAGGTATATCACGCGAGGGTCTATCTTCGTCATGGCGGGGGTCATGCTGCTGCCTGCAAAACACGCGGGGCGTATCGTTCGCTCGATGTACCCGCTCCGATTGATCTACGACGATGGCATTCGCACCACGGCCCTTCTGATGGCGCGCCGCAGAACAGGTGCATCTCGCCCTTCTCCGCGTCGTTCACAGCCCAACGGCATTCGTTGAAGCCCAGCAAGTGAATGGGCCTGCCGACTGTCATGCGCTCGCCCGGAACGAATGAAGGCTCAGGAAGTGGCTTTGAGGGCACATGCTCGAACAGGATCGAAGGCGACACCACCTTGATGCGGCGGCGCGGCTGGGCAGGCTTGTGAACGCGCAGTTCGCTGGCGGGCTTGGCGCGGCTCTTGCGCTTCTTGAGTTCCGCAACACGCTGTCCGGGCCAGCCAGACGCGCGAGCAAAACCTATCGCCGCCAATTCCTTGTTGCGATGAACGCGGCCAATGACGGCATTGCCGGACATACCCATTAGAGCGCCGATCTTACGGGCTGACAGGCCCTCGCGGAGCAAATCAGCAACGCGCGCATCCTGTTCCCGTGTCCAGAGCTTGAATGCCATCACAACGCCTCCATGTTGACGCGAGGACGCCAAGGGCAACGCGGGTCATTGATGATCGGATCGCCCATAACCATCCCGGTCAGGCTACGATTGTCGTCCGGTATCTCTCCCCGGCGCTTGGCTAGTTCTTCGAGATTGATACGCCCTGCCATGCCGCGAAGGCCGGCGGCCTTTTTCCCGGCAGCCCCTTCTCGCCATTCCAATTGACGTTCCAGTCTTTTTCTCGCGCTCATGCTGCCTCCTGCTCACCGCGATTGAGGAACACGCGGTCCCAAACGCCACGGTCAAATGATGAGTGATAACGATAGGTGGATTGGTTCATGCGACGTTCGCAAACTCGCCATGTAGGCGTTTCGCGGCCTCCGCATATGCCGCTGCGGCTAGTTCTGGTGTCTCGAACGTGCCGAGTCTGTGGCGATGCCCGGACGCCTTAATCTCCGCGCACCATTTCCCCAGCCTGCGATGTAGCCAGACGCCCTTATAGCCAGACGTGTTACGGCTAGTTTTCCCACGGTTGAACAGGTTCTCGGAGTTGGTGGCCTCGCGAAGGTTATCCCAAGCGTTGTTCGTGCCAATTAGATCGATGTGATCAACATGGTTTTCAGGCCATTGTCCCGTCATGTAGACCCACGCCAAGCGATGTCCCAAGAAGAGCTTCCGATGCGGTGGCAGGCGAATTTCGATATATTCGCGGTTTCGCCTTCGACACATCGAGCCAGCGACGACGCCCGTAAATCGCGATGTTCGGCCGGTCCTTTCTCGCCAGCGGAAAATCCCTGTTTTAGGGTCGTAGTCCAAAAGCACCCGGATTTCTTCAGCCGTCGGATTCATGCGGCATTCTCCTTAACTTCATCACGGGGAATATATTGCCGATCCCACAAGCTGCGATCGAAGGACGAGTGGTACCGGTAAGTCTCTTGACTAAACCAAAGCCCAACCTTGCCTTCGAAGTCGCCATTGCGCTGCTTGGCGACGTTCAGGAGGACGCCGGGCTTCTGGTCCAGTTCGTGGCGCTCGACCTCAGTCTTGGCTGCGCCTAGTTCTTCCTCGTGGCGACGGTTGCGCCACACCGTCAGGATATTGAAGGCGTTGGCTCCGATCTCCATTGCGCCCTTGATGTCCTCGGTTTCAGGTGCTCCCTGCCCACGCTCTCCCTTTCGGGAATGCGCCACCAGATGCAGGTGCACGTTGTTCTGGATCGTCCAGTCGACAATCTGGAAGACTGCCTTTTCCTGCCCGTTGTAATCATCCTGGGCGATGCCAAGGCGCATCAGGCTGTCGATGATGAACTGGTCGCAGCCGTACTTGGCGCGGGCATAGTCGAAGACTTCCAACAAAGCCGGCACACCCGCCTTGCCGACGCGCTCGTAGAGCAGCAAGCCCCTGTCGAGCCAATCCAGTATGCGTTCGATGAACGGCCCGGTTGGCCGGTCCACACCACCCGTCTGCTTGCACATGCGGCGCAAGGTCTGCTCACCCTTCATTTCGAGTGAAGCGAGGCAAATGCGGCTGCCCTGCTTGATCCAATGCGGGATGCAGTCGGAAATGATCTGGCTCTTGCCTGACCCAGCGGCTCCACTCCACAGCGTCATCTCTGCCGGCCGGAACAGGAGCTTGTCCGATATCTTGCCGTAGGGAACGGAATAGCCCTGTGGTTGCTCATGGGCAGGCCAGAACAGGTGAACAACCTTGTCGGTGTAATCGCTGGCTCGCTTTAATCCTTCCGGGTCTAGGGCTTCCGCCCTTTGCAGCGCCTCGCCCATTGCAAACTCGCCAATGCCCGACACAAGGCATTCGTTCGCATCCTTGGCCGGCAACTTAACCCGATAGCAACGATGGCGTCCGAGACGGGCCGCAATTTCCGCTGCGGCTTCGTCTCCGGGCTGATCCATGTCCGTTGAAATATAAATCCTCTCGAACCGGTCCAGCCGCTCGAACTCGTTTTCGATCCAGTTCTGTTTCCCGCCCTTGCCGCCGCCGAACGGGACAGACATGGCCGGATACCCGTAAGCCGCCCATGACAGCGCATCGATTTCGCCTTCAGTGATGATGACCTGACGAGCGTCTGCCGGGATTGCCTGCCACCCGAACAGGATAGGCTCGCAATTCGCAGCGGTAGGACGTGGCTTGGCCCCATCTTTGGCCTCCCTCGCCTTGGCAAGCGCTAGAACACCATCCGGCAGCAGGAATGGGAAAATGATATCGTTGCCCTGCGCTGCGACCTTGTACGATTTCAGGATTTGAGCCGGTATGTTCCGATCTTCGGTGAGGTAATCCAGAACCCGGCCTTGTGCTTCCGTGCATTGGGGCTTCGGCGGGCGCGTGAAGGCTTTCTTTGGCTCCCGGTAAGGTTCTGGCCTTGTGACGCCAAGCCATGCCCTTGCTGCGTCCAGCGCCTCGGAAAGCGTACCGCCCTTGCAGGCTACCCACAGGTCCAGCAGGTCGCCGCCCTCGCCTGATTGGAAGTCCTGCCAGATACCGGCCTTGGGGCCTACGAGATGGACGCCAAGGGATTGCCCCTTCTCACCACCCACAGAGCCGGCGCGCCATTCTGGCCCGTCCTTGCGGCCACCAGGCAGGAGCATTTCCGCCACGGCCTGCGCGCGGTCCGCCAGCATGCGTTTGATTTCGGTGATATCGGCCATCAGAGGACGTTCCTGTAGATGGCTTCGTCTGGATCGACGGGCTTCAAGCATTTCTCGATCCACGACACAGGATCGGCGCGCTCGTCCCTAACTGTCTCGGCGATGATCCGGCTAACCTTGGCCGCGTCGTCCTTGGCAGATTTCAGCCACTTGCCGACAAGCGCCCGCATCGAGCTTTCCGGCTTGCCGACGTATTTTGCCAACAGTGGGAGTGCTTCACCGAACAGCGCCTTTCTGGCGTCTACCGGCATGGAGAGAATTTCAGCGCTTGGCGCGCCAGCGCTAGAAGCGTTAGCTTCTACCTCTTCTCCTTTCCTATCCTCTCCCTTATCCTCTCCGTCGATACCGTTCGGCGAGCGTTCGGCGACAGGTCCGGGATATTTCGGCTTTTGAGGCTTATCTATCTTCTGATGCTGCCAGCCTGTCACTTGGAAATACTCTTTGTTTTCAATGCTGTAGATTTCGATTAGGCCGTTCGCCGACAATTCTCCGAACATTCCCCGAATGCTCTCGACGGTGAAGTCGTCAGACGGGAAGATCAGTGCCTTGATCTGGCGAGGTGTCAGAGGATGACGGCCACTGTCGTCGCAGAAGTTCCACAAGCCGATGAACAGGAGACGGGCATTCGGCGAACACTCCATGACTTGTTCCGACGTCCAGAATTCGGGCTTGATGCTGCGGATGCGCGCCATGATTAACCTCGCGGGAATGCTCCAAACGAGACAGCAGCCGCCGCGCTGCCTCGCCTATAGTGATGAATGTGTTTTCGGGTTCAGCGCTCATGCTGCCTCCAGCACAATGCGCACGTTGCCGCCCTTGCGGGGAAGGCCCCACACAGGCGCTTGATGTTGGAAAAGGCTGTCATCGATGCCGATGGCGTCGGCTATGCCGTCGAAATAGGCTTTGCAGGCGGCAACGAGATTATCGAGGTCGCGGTTGCGCGAAGGAAGTGGCGGCGAGAAGATGCAAGTCACCTTGAGCGTGGACGCGTTAAGGCGCGGCAACTTCGTATCGCTGGCGACAATTCTCGCGTCTGCACGGGCAGCTTTCGTCAGCCGCGCTTTCTCCATGCGATGCGGTCGCTCATTGGGATGCAATTTCTTCGCCGGCCACGGCAGGTCTATGCGCCACTCGGCAGCGCTCATGCGTTCCTGGGTCAAACAACAGCCCTCCACGCCAGATAGGCCAGCGGAGCGGTTGCCAGAGCCATGAGGATGACAAGACGGAGTAAGCCGGGAGAGACGGGTTCAGGGGCGTGGTTCACCTTAGCGCCCTCCTTGTCGTCTTTTTCTCTTGAATGCGCGCAGCAAGACGGCGAGCCTCGCGCTCCAAATCTTCCATAGTGTCATCTTCGGTCAGCGCCTTCTCGATAGCGATTTCGTGCTGGAGCTTCGCAACCTGGCGCTCGCACAGGTCGAGATATGCCGCCCTGATCCGGCCATACAGGCCAGCTTCGACCG